ATCGAAGAAGTTCAATGGAACTTTCACAACGGAAGCCATACGGGAACTGTGGCAAGCTTGCTCTATGGCACATCAGAGCATGAATACGCCACAACACATATATCTGAAACTTTGTGACTGTGCAGTTGACGTTATGCGTCAAAATTATGACAATGTCATAACTCTTCAAAAAATGTCTCCCGAAGAGTCAAAACAATTAGCAGTTCTAGTCAGACTGACCTGTAACGAGTGGAGAAGGGGTGAAAATTAAAATTGCAAAAAAGATTACTTGTGAGGTTGAGATTTTCAATGGAGATGTTCTGGTAGATAAATATATTGCAAAAGAAAATGAATTGGTAACAAAAAACCCACTTGGACACAGACCAATTAAGAATATTGAATGGACAGTTAAGACAGTTGACCCAATTAAATACAAAACGTAATGCCACTAATTCCAATTAAAATACCACCTGGGTTCTATAGAAACGCAACCCAGTACCAGGCAAAGAACAGATGGTATAACGGGAACCTCGTTAGATTCTCTGAAGGAAGACTACGACCAATCGGGGGGTGGCAGAGACTTGCGACTACCCAGATTGTTAAAAAGGGTGCAGTTAGAGAATTGGTAATTACAGTAGCAGGAACTGGATATTCAGGCAGTGGCACATTGACTGCAACTGGTGGTGCTGGCACTTCGTTTAGTGGCTCATATACAGTTTCAGGTGGAGCTATAAACTCTGTCACAATCTTAGGCACAGGTGGAGATTATACAAGTATACCAACGATTGTAGTTTCAGGTAGTACAAGCGGAACTGCTGCCGTTATCACTCCAACAATTCATTCAGGTCCAGACCCAATAAGAGGGTTGCACAGTTGGAGACTGTCAAACGGGACACGTTACCTTGCAGTAGGTTCCACACAAAATTTGCGTATCTGGGATGGATCACAGTCAATAGGAACCAATGCACCCATTTTTGATGCAACTCCGTATTCAGTACCGGGGTCAGGGATTAACTTTAAGGATCAGGACGATTTTTTAATTCCGGGGCTGGGTTATGGAGCCTTGGAATATGGTGGAGACAGGAACCTCGATGGCTCGTCAGGAACTGCTTCAGGGGGCGATGTTTATGGGACACCACGCTACCCATCGATAGACCCGGACATTTCTGACCCTGATGCATTTAGAGATAATTTTGCTGCCGTTTGGAGCCTAGATAATTTTGGGGATGATTTGCTTGGAGTACACTCAGGAGAAGGTACAATATGGCACTGGTCTATTTCAGCAGGAGGTACTTCACATAAGGCATTTACTGCAACCAGTTCTTCAGGCATACTTTTAACATCTGCTACACATGGATTGAGTGACACTAATGTGGTACAGGTTTCATCTCTTGGAGTTTTGCCAACAGGTCTTGTTGATGCAACAGATTATTATGTTGTAAGTTCGACTACCAATACTTTTAAACTTTCAACAAGTTCAGGTGGTTCTGCAATAGCGTGGACGGATGCAGGAAGTGGAACACATACATGGGAGAAACGGACAGGTGGTGCAGTAGTATTCGACAATACAACGCAGACAGTATCTCCTCCAGTTCCTCTGGCAAATGCACCAACTTCAAATGTTGCAGTTTTAGTAACTCCAGAGAGACATATTCTTGTTCTGGGTGCAGGTGGTGATCATAGATTGATCCAGTGGTGTCACCAAGAAGCATTGACGGGAGCCGCAAACTGGAATCCGTCACTGACAAATACGGCAGGTGATCTTACCCTGCAAACAAAAGGGAGGATCGTAGGTGGTTTTAAGACAAGATATGGAGTCTTGGTTTTTACAACATCGGATGTTTGGCGTACAAACTACCTCGGCCCTCCTTATGTTTATGGAGTTGAGAGACTTACGGAAGGCGGTGGTCCTGTTGGAATGAAATGTGTTGCAGGTAGTGCAGACTTTGTTGCATGGATGAGCAGAGGCCGGTTCTGGTCATATACAGGTGGATATATTAAAGAGCTAAGTTCAGACTGTGCAGACTATGTTTTCAGGGACATAAACTTGGATGTAGAAGGTCTGATTGCAGCAGGTCATAATCCTGAATTTGGCGAGATAACCTGGTTTTATCCAAAAGAAGGAGACTCGTTCTGTACCAGATATATAACATATTCCTACCGAGAGGAACACTGGGTGACAGGAGAACTTGAACGATCACAATGGGAAAGTTCTGATGCACTCGGTTATCCTGTGGCGGCAGGAGTTGATGGTTATCTTTATCGTCATGAGATGGACCCTGATACAACTTCAACTCCAATTGTAAGAGAAAGCACCGTTACTGCACCTGCTGATGTTTCTGCACTTTCGACACTGAATAACAGGGTTGTTGCAAAGGGAGTTTCGACAGACAAGCATCCTAATGTTGCAACAGAAAATCACCTCTGCTTTGCAGAAAGTGGAGCAATAGAAATAGGTTCTGGTAACCAGATGATGACGGTAAAGCAAATCATCACAGACACCGATGCAGGTGATAATGGATTGAGACTCCGAGTCGTAACAGCACCTACGCCAGACTCAACGGGGGTAACACAGGGGCCGTTTACATTGGAGTCTGATGGATATACTGATTGCCGGTTTACTGATAGACAGACATTCCTCAAAGTCGAAAGTCCATTCGATCAGGAGTGGAGATTTGGAGAAATTAGGTTTGATGCTGCTGCTTCAGGAAAACGATGAAAACACAGAAGCCCCTGCCGAATCCTCCGATTGAGTATGATGCTCAGTATATGTATGACCTTGCATCTCTCGTTATTGACGAAGAGCAAAGTACAGTGAAGGTAGACAGAGACAATGTTATTACAACAGGCTCAATTATTTTTAAAGATGAAACGAATAATAACTTCTACAGACTGAAGGTTGCAGGTGGTGTACTTTCAATTATTGCAGTCACCACAGTTGGGAACAGACCAGTAACATCAACGAATCCATATGTATAAAGGATAATATGAAAATGACACAAAGAGAAGCTGCAAAGATACTGCGTAGACACGCCCCAGATGGGGAGTTTCCTGCATTTATATCTCCCAGTGAAGCAGCACTATTAAAGAGAATGGGCGGTGCTGGCAAGACAACCAAGTCCGGCCTTAAAAGCTATTTCCTGTCAGGGATAACTTCTGCCTTGGGATTAGGTGGTGGTGGACAGGACGAACGCCAGCAAACTTCTACTTCCACATCTCAGCTTGATCCTACAACACAAAAATTTAAGGAAAAAGTATTTGATAAAGCAGGTGGTGTAATGGATCAGCAGTATGAAGCATACGATCCTGCACAAAGATTTGCAGGTCAGTCTGCCGATACCCAGCAGTCATTCGATAATGTTCGTGGAATGCAAGGACAGGGACAGGATGCTTTTACTGCCGCAGGTAAGGTTGGTCAGCAAGCAGCAGGTTATTCCCCAGATCAGGTAGGCAAGCAAGGGTTTTTGCAAGGGACACAAGTTGGTGACCTTATGTCTCCACATACAGAGAATGTAATCGGTGGAATGCAAAAAAATGCAATGGACACAATGGCAAAACAGCGTGGAGCGTTACAGGCGCAGCATCAGATGGCAGGTGCAGGAATGGGTTCCCGTGGTGCATTGGAAAATGCTGCTATGATGGGTCAGGTTCAGCAGGGTCTTGGTCAACAGGTCGCTGGGGCATTGGAAGGGTCATACGCACAGGCTTCCGGTATGAAGGGTAAGGAAATGGAAATGGAACAAGCCAGACAGAGATACAACCAGCAAGCAGGAATAGAGGGTCAGGATGTGAATCTAAGAGGTGGAGCAATGGGGATTGATGCAGCACAGGCAGGAAGAGGAGCAGGTTACCAGGATGCTCAGATGCTTGCTAAGAGTGGGGCTGCCCAAGAAGGTTACGATCAGAGAGATAAGGATTTTGCCTATGATCAGTGGGGAGAGAAACGTGATTGGGATAAGAACCAGGCAATGTTTGGTGCAAACGTATTAGGGGGTGCGCCAACTGGTTCTACAACAACATCATCAAATCCGCAGTATAAAAAGAAAGGTGGTCTTGGTGGTGCATTGATGGGAGGTGCAATGGGGTTCCTTTCAAGTGGAGGTAATCCGTACATGGCTGGTGCAGGTGCATTGGGTGGTTCTGGACTATTAGGATAGGAGGAACATGGTAAAACGAGGTAGAAACATCGAAGGGTTGCTTGCAGGTAGATTGACAGGCGGTGGTGCAGATCGTGGTACTCATGGGTATAAGATGGGCAATCAAACTTTCTATGATACAGAAGGTGAAGAAGGTAAAAACTTCTTCAAGGCAACAGACCGACACTATAATAAAGATAATTGGAAGAGTGGTGATTCACCATTTCTCCAAGGGGCAGGCCCGGATTACTCTGATCTTTCTGATCCAATAATAAAAAAAGCAAGGGACAAGCAGAATGCAATGCTTGATGCTCAGATGATGGATAAAGAGAACATTGGCGAATTTGAGGGTAAGGAAGTTGCAGAAATGAATGCTGTATTAGCAGACCCTAAAAGCTCTCCACCTATATCTAAAATTGGTTCGCTGTTATCTGCTGAAGGTGAAAGTCCTTTAGACCAAGCAGGTAATGAATACATGGGTAGGAGAGAAGTAGAGGAAGAGTTTGCGGCAATGGAAAATCCCCCGGAAGATTCTCTTGGGGATAAACTAGGCTCATATTTGGGGCAGGCTGGGGATTATGTTGGGGGTTTGTTTTCTCCGGAAGAAAAGGAGTACCAAGATGTTTCTGATTCTGAAGGTGAAAATAGATATGTTAATAAACTGGCAAGGGAACGATTTGAGAAAAAACAAGCAGTTTATGGTAGAGATGATTCAGACCAGCGAGGACCTACAGTAGATGTTGAAGGTGAATCTGAATTGGATAGGATCGGCAGAGAGAATAAAATTTTACGAGGAAAAGAAGCCTCGATGGCAGATTTTGGTGAAGAAGAAGAAGGTAGCACTTGGGATTCGATAAAAGGATTATTTGCATCAGATGAGATAGGTGAAACAGGAAAGAAAAAGAAGAAAAAGATGAGTAAAGGGGCAATGAAGGTTGGTGCAGACTTATTGAAAGGTTACTTAGAGGAACCAGCCCAAGGCAAAAGACAAATGGCTACATCATCCATTACCCGTGGCAGTGTTCCCTTTGCAGGGCTACTGGCACAAAAAGCACAACGACAAAAAGCACCGTATTACACTCCTAGAGGATTGGTATAATGGCACTAACTGATACTCCCACACAGGGGGAAAGATACAATACCGAAGAAGATTTGCTTGCCTTGAATATGCCTCCTGCTGGAATAGGAGTTAATACTGACACTGGGGAAGCAACCAGACCAGAGCAACAAGGATTACTGGATCAGAGCAGAGAAGAAGAAGACGGGGAAGAAGACGAGGATAGTTACCCGTCACCATTGGCAATGGGTCTTCTGTCGGCTGGTGCATCCATGATGAGACAGTCGGGGTGGAGAGATACACCTATTACGACAGAGGAGCAGTTGGGTTATGCAATCCCTGCTGGGATGCAAGGTTACTATCAGCAGGATATGCTGAACCAGCAGGAACAGGCTGCGGTTGCTGAAGCAGATAAAGAAGCCGCAACAGCACAGGCAGATGCTGATAACCTACAGTCCTTCCATGCTGCTGTTCTGGATGCTCCTGGTCTGAATGATGCCCAGAAGAACAACATTATTGCAATGTCTAAACTTGGTAAGGAAGGTATCAAAAAAGCAATGGACAGATTCACTGATCTTCAGACAAAAAAAGTGGAGTGGACTGATCCATATATTGATCCCCTGAACGATAAGATAGCACTAAAGAAAAATCTAAAAACTAATGAAGTAGTAAAAGCATTTGATCTTCCTGATATGTCCGATTGGAGAGATATAGAAATGTTGGATGAGGAAGATAATGTAATGAAATGGTTTAGAGTTTCCCCAGATGGTGAGAGAAAATTAATGCTTGGGCCAACAGGGAAAGAATCTGGTGTAGCAAAATTTAAATATCAACAGGCTAGGGATGTCCTGTCTGACGGGCAGTTTGAGATGCAATTTGGGTTACAGAAAGACCAATTTGAAAACCTCAAAGAAAACCAGATGAGGAATTATGACTTTAAGTTTGGTGTAGATGAACGGGATTTTCTATTTGCTGTTGAGAAATTTGAAGAAGAACTGGAACTTAAAGTTCAGGCAGGTGAATTAAAACAAGCACAGGCAGACAGGGCAAAAGTTGAGTTTGAAAAACAATTTAAGTTCCAGCAAGAGAAGTGGGGATGGACAAAAGAACATACTAAAGAGAAATGGGGATGGACAAAGGAACAGGCAGTACAGGAACAGGAAAACTGGAATCAACAATTTGAAGAGAAACAGAATGAATCAAAAGCAAACCGTGACCAGAGAGTAAAAGAACACGCACACACAATAGTTCAGGATGGAATAAGGAACGGGTTTTCCCGTGAGCAGATCGACAATCAATTAAGCCAGTTTGAGAAAAGATTTGAAGCAGAAGGTGTCCGGTCTGACAGAACATTCAATCGTGGAGTTCTTGAGTTTGGAATAAATAATGACCATAGAATAAAAGATACAGAAATAGCGTTAGAGAGGTTTGCATACCTGAAAGTAAGGGACACTGTAGCAGACAGAGAGTGGCTGACAGAACATGATTTAAAACTGAAAAGAGGAGTTATTACTGATGCACAGTGGCTGGAGGAAATGTCCCGTAAAAAAGGAAGGGATAAAGTAGGAGATGAGCAGTGGAGAATAGAACATGATTTAAAATTAGAGAGGAATCAAATTGATGATAAGCAGTGGAGAGAAGAAATTGAAAGGAGAAAAGGAAGGGACATAGTAGGAGATGAGCAATGGCAAAAAACAATAGACTTTCAATGGGAGAAGCATAAACAAAAAATAATAGAGGATGCCAAGACACATGGTATTAAGCTGGAGAATCTTGACTTGGCAAAATTAAAGTTCACGGCAGATGTTGAACACCGGATGTGGGAG